AGCACGCCCCGCCTTCCTGCGTACATTCCAGCCCGAAGCCAACCCGCGTCCCGTCCTGACTCGCAATGCCCTGAGACAACAACTGCGTTCCCCGCCAGTAGCACTTTACGTTGTCGCCATCAACCAGGACCGTAAACCACCCCGCAGCCGGAGAACCGTCGCCGGCATAGGCCGAAAAACTGTATTCAGTCTCCACGCCGCCAACGTAGACCTTCAAAGACCCAGTAGCGGCCCCGTCGTCGCCCTCCATGACCAGTTCGGCAAGTATTCCGTCCTGAGTCACGTCCGGGGTGTCCGCGTCCATTCTAGCGGCTATTCTGTGCTTCCCGTGGTTTGCCCCATCGTATGGCATGATGAACAGGCCCACAGAATAGGCGTTGTCAGCGTCGATACTCAGGGCATCCCGCACGGCCGCGCCCGACTCCAGGGTATCGTCCATCACGCCGTCGGCACCTGCTATCACCTTCGGAACAGCGTCGGCCCATGCCGCCTGGGTCCACACGTCAGACAGCTCCCCGCCCTCGAACGTGTCGGTCCATCCGGTGAAGCCGCTTTCAGAACCGGACCCAAGGGCAAGGTTCATCGTCGTCAACATCTGCACCGGGTCGCCGGTTCCCATGCGGTCAAGGTGCGTCCTTACGAGGCCGGGACGACTGCCCCCGCGCTCGCGACCTGAAACCGGGTCGAACGGCCGGACATTGAGGCAGTCCGGCGTGGCGTACGGCGGACTTTGCCGAACGCTGGCGCGCCGGTTCAATCCTGCCAGTGGAAACACAATGTCGATGCTTCGTTTCTTCGCCACGCCGGACTCCTTGTTATGCCCCGACCGTCACCGCGTTGAAGTCGCACGAGTCGGCATCACCCTCATTGACGTACAGCGCCGTGCCGTCGCCGCCGTCCGTGTGCTGGAACAGGCACCCGGTTGCATACCCGGTGTCGCCGTCGCTCGGGACGGTATCGCCGCTGGCTTGCAACAGGCCGACCGTCTCGCGATTCGGCGGCTTGATCTTGAGAACCGAACAAATCCTCGAAAGCATCTTGGTAACCTCCTACTGAATGAGATTGCAATCGTCACCCTCACAGATGACGTTCTCAGTTCCGGCGTCAGTCTTGATTACTGCACCGATCACCTTCCCGGCACCTTCTACCGCCGCATCGACCGCGTAGGTGCCGGTTACGCGACCGATGATCTCCTTGCCGGTTGTCGTCAGAACCTTTACGGTGCCGTCTGCCAACGCGTCAATCGTCTTGGCTACGTTCTCCCCCCTCTGAGCCGCGTAGGCAGTAAGACCGGTCAATATGACCTCACGCTCTTTTGCAGAAGCCGCAATTTCCTCTGCCCTATGGCTTGTACCTTTCAGGGTGTCACCGGCTTTCAGCTTCGCGTAAAAGATCGTCGGAAGCATAGGCACCTGTCTGAGGTTCTCCGGCAGATTGGACGCATCAGGGAACCCGCAAACGCGGACCTCCAATTCTTCAAGACCGGTTAACTCCATCAGGTTTTTCAGATCGTTCAGCTTGGCGATCACCGTCTGTTCGAGCCGTAGCGGCTTGCCGTCAGGATCGAGAAACGGCTTGCCGTCAGGACCGTACAGATACCCCTCGTTTTTCACGACGAAGGACATGCCTTCATTGACCATTTCCTTGACGATGGTAGGAATGTTCTCCTGCCCGTTCTCGATCGCGGACATGTAGACGTGCATCATCTCAGGCGTCACAGTCATGCCCGCCGGTTGGTCCGACGGTTGAGCTGCCCCTCCGAAGAGCGGTAGCCCGGTTCTGCATCCCGAGAGAAGAGCGACCACAAGGCCGCAGCACAGCACAACCAGCATCCACAGTATTTTCATTCACCGATTCCTTTCTTTCTGCTTTCTTTCTGTTTGTCCGCACGGCCCAACATGACACCGTGCATTTCCGCCACCTTCTGCGCCGTCTCGTTGACTGCCGACTCCATCGCCCGAATCCAGTCCAGCCGCTCGCCGCAAGCGTTCTCACGCTCTTTCATGCGAGCTTCCAACTGAACCAGCTTCGCGCCCTGACTCACAACCTGCTTTGCAAGCCAGGCCAGGAACGCCGTAGCCAGTGACGTAATCAGAGTCATGGCCGCAGTCGCGATAATGAGCGCAGACTTTCCGACTTCGATAGTCACAACGTCGCTCAATGCGTCACTCCGTTGATTACGATAGGATACGACGAGCCCCATTGACGCCTCGGCAGAACCTGGGCGTTGTCCCTGTTTCCCATGTTCCCGAAGTAGGCGGCCCCCATCCTGCGATCCCGCTGGACGGCCGCGCTGAGAGCACGGACAAACGCCTCCCAATGCAATCCCCGCTCATTATCGGCACGCTGCTCGGCGACCGCAAGGCAGCTCTCGATGATAGCATCGGAATGCTTCATCCCGCCAAGCGGGTACGGCTGCGCGGCCGTCAGCTTCCCTGTGTACGCCTCGTAGCGATACGTCAGGGTATACGTCTTGTCCGGGGTTGGATGCACCAGTATTTCCCAGCGCTGGCCGGTCGTGCGGTCATACGCCTTCGCCCTGCTCGCTGCCACATAGGGCCGCGCCGTTGCATCCGTACCCTGCCGCAGAGCAAGAATCCGCGCCTCTGCAACCACCGGAACGGATGAATAGCCGGACGCCTCGGGAAAGAACAGGTCGCCGACAAGCCGGCCGAAGTCGTCAGGAGCGTCGTACTCCCACTGACCGGCCACAAGGGCAAGCGTCCCGGTAGGCCGCATGAACGACCACTCATAGCCGGGCTCGACCCCTTCGACATGCGGCGGAAAGTAGAACTGCCGCACGCCGGCCTGAACGTAGCCGTCTACCTCGGACTGGACGGCGGCGCTCCATTCGTCGCTGTCCCGGCCGTAACCAAGAAAGCCGCCGACTTCCGCCATGAGATCGTGATAGCCTACCGATAGAGAGGACTCAGACACGTCATACCTCTTTCAGCGAGTGATAGCACGGGGGCCGAAGCCCCCGCGCCGTCATCACATCACATCATCACGCTTCGGTTGCGCCGCCGACCAGGCCGACAGTGCGCCACACGCCCATCCACTCGCCGAACCAGGCATCACCGGCCGCGTCCATCGCGTTCGCCTCAGCGAGCGCAGTACCCGCGGCCTGGAGGCCGGCGGTCACGAGGTCCACGACGAAATCGCTGGTGGTCAGCGTGCCAAGAAGCACGAACCCCTTGCGCTCGCCGAACACATCGCCGTCGGCCAGCTCGCACTCGGCGTCAGCCGCCAGGGTGAGACCGCCGCAGACGTAGGTCACGCCCCCGGTCATGTACTCCTGGTCATCGCCGCCGGCGTTGGGCGGACTGATGAACTCGACGCCGCCGGACTCGTTGCCTTCCAGCAAGTCAGCCTGAGCCTTCGGATTGCCGCTGTAGGCGTACCCCGTGCAGGTCAGGTCCGCAGCCGCAGTGCCGCTGATAGCACTGGTCGCGAGAACCAGCGTGGTCGCGTCCGTCACCGAAGCGACGGCATACTTGCCCGGAACGATGGACCCGCCGCCGTCCTCAGCTTCACCACCGAGAAGCACGACGGTATCGCCGGCACTGATCCCCGTGGTGGACGTGACAGTCAGGGTCTTGCCATCGTCTTTGTCCAGGCTCCAGCCGCCGGTCATGCTCGCTTCGAGAATGCCGGCAGCGACAGTCTGCCGAATACGAACCGATCCACGCCCCTCGAAGCCAGCCTTGACGAAGCGCCCGGCCTCGTCGTCAGTGCCGACCGTGAAGGTGAGCATGTCGCCGATGGTGACGTTTGCCCCCAGGGCCACGTTCACGCCTCGACTTCCGGGCTGATTGATCTCGATGAACTGCCCGCCGGAATGAGCGGAGTAGCTTCGGGCCGCCACCCCGGCGAAAGCCTGGTTGTTGTCGGAAGTCGGGCGCTCAACGAAGTTGTTGCGCCGTCCGTTCCGGGCCGTTGCGGTTCCGTAGTCGGTGTTGTAACACACCGCCTCACCTTCCTTGATAGCATCGCTGCCGCCGTACCACACCCACCCGACAACGCGGTGGCCATCGGCGACATGGGAATTGTTGCTGAAATCCATCTTGTCAGTAACCTTTCTCTGAAAAGGGGTTCACTTCGCCGGAAGCGGTCCGGTCAGGCCCGCCGCCGATTACGAAGTCTGATAGAAAACCGCCTGCTTGCGCGGGTCGGTACACACCATGTTCAGCGAAGCATCCAGGTCCACGCGCCGCACGTTGTGCTTGCCGTCGAGCCGGTAGGGCTTCGTGACGTTGTTTTCCCATCCGGGCATCACGCCGATCTGAAGGAATCGCCAGTCCAGCATGTAGATGGGGTTGGTGGAATCGTTGTCGAGATACGGCGCGTAGGTCAGGGGAGTGCCCTTGAACATCGCCCGGCCGTCCTTCGGCGCGATGTCGTTGCCCAGGTTCATGTTGTTGGCTTCGAGGATCTCCTCAATGAGGCCGATAATGGTATCGTTGGTGTAGATCCCGTTGCCGGTCGAGGCGAGTTTCGGCACGGAGTGACTCACGGGAGACCGGAACTTGATCTTCCGCGCCGCCTGCCGCATGGTGCGAACAAGGTCTTCCTTGCTCACGTCGGCATAGGCGCCGGTGTAGTTGGCGAACCGGGGGTAGTCATTCGTACTGATCCCGGCCCGGCCGTCCGAGAACCCGTCAGGATCGCCGCCGTTGAACCCGGAAGTCGCACTACGGGTAACCCAGTATTTGATGCCGTACGGGGTCTTTTCGTCGCTGGAATCTTCGGGCTTGCCCCAAAGAAGCTCCTCCAGCAGCTCGTAGAGCGAGACGATCATTCCGACATACCGGGTCTTGACCAGGTCAACGATAGCGGTATCACCGCGCTGGAAGTCCTTTTCACGAAGGTCGAAGATGTAATGCGCGTTGATGTGGCGCGCCGCGACCTCACCCTTGACCATCGTATCGTTGATGCTCGATCCG